ATCGGTGCCCGCACCGCCTTGTGGTTCGAGCCTAAAAGAATCCAAAATATCTTTTCTATAATCCTCTATATCCTCAGCGGCTAATGGTTCAACAATTGTGGCGGTTACTTTTGCTGATTTATCAACCAACGCAATTGGCGCTGTAACCGTTAATGTATCGTTTACATTTAACCGCGCCTCTGTACCAGCGGTTAATGCGCGTAATTGTATTAAACCAGTTGTTGCCGTAAACTGAAAATCATTTTCAAGCTCATATAAAAAACCTGGGCTTAATGCAGTATCATCGCTTTTAAAAATAGTTAACGCCTTTATTGTTGCGCCAATTGAGCCGGTGACTTGTACCTCATATTTAGCGGCTTGTGGCGGGGATGGATTGCGATTAATTTTCACGCGGCCAAAACGCTCTAATGTACCGCCAACCGATTCGCTTTGCGCGGTATCTGGAAAAATGTTTTGTTGCAATTTAGCAACTTGCAAATAAAATAATTTTAGCTTAGCGGCTTGCACGGATGCCATTGCGCGCAAAAACACTTTGCCAAATAATGAAATGCTAACGCCATACTCAGTTTGTAAATCATTTAAAATTGAGTCATAAAGCTGTTTGGTGGTTGGAATAGTTATCATACAAAAAAGTCATCGTTAAAGTCAACAATCCAAAAATCGCCAGTTGCCGATTTTCTGAAGCCAACAATTATTATTTTTTCATCTTCGCCTGGTACAACAATTATTACTTTGGCTTTAAACCGGTCATCGGATTCAATACTTACATTAACAGTAAATTGCGCGCCAAAATCCTCAGCTAAAAATTCAATATCTTTTTTCATTGCTGTTTCCAGCTCAACCCGACCTTCACTCGTTACTGTAACCGTATCTAACTTTGCCTCAGTTAAAGAATTAAATTGTTGTGATGGAAAACCACGCATTAATAAATCATTTGCCCAGTAATCACACGATTGTGCGGTATTACGACCAACAACAGTTGCTTGTTTTTTATTACCACCAAACCACGCTAAATAACACTGGTTTTCTATTGATAGAATGGTCAATAAATCACTTGTACCTAATACTAAGTCGCCGCCGTTTCCGTTTTCCTGTATAGCTAAATCCAATCCCATTACTTAGCGGTCATCATTGTTGATGTTGTTTTAATTTTCACAAAGTCATTATTAGAAGATGCCTCGGTTGTACCCTCTGGCGCTTTAATATTTATATCAACTTTTGCATTATTAGTTTGTGTAATAATATCGTTAACACTCGCTTGGCGACCAGCCTCTTTTTTATCAATTGCCGGTTTTTGCATTGGCTCGTTTATCCAATCAAATGGCGCGGCGGTTGGGCCTGGTACCGTTCCCATGCTTAATGCTTTTGTTTTTAAATCTTCTGAGTTAGCAAAACGATTGCCGGCAAACTCAAACGCTTTTGATGGGTTACTTACCGCCTCAGCTTTACCACTCAACACGTTTAATCTTTCCATTGCTTTATCTTTTACGGCTTGGTCGGGCGAATTAAGTCCGGTTTGTACCTCAGCTAAACCAGCAATAATTGATTTTTTACTATCAGTAATTGCCATTTTGCGTGCCTCTTCTTTTGATTTACCAAGCGATAGATATTTCTTTTCTAAATCTTGCACCGCAAAAGATTCATCTTTAATTGCTTTTTTATGCTCAGCTTCTTTTTTCGCAATTGCTTCCAGTTGTTTGTACGCATCATAAACAGCGTAAACCGCCAATGCTAATGCGCCAAGTGCTAATACAACAGCGCCAATTGGGTTTGCCGCCATTGCCGCGTTTAAACTTAATTGCGCTGGTGTGGCGCTTTGTAATGCCACGGTATATGCGGCCTGGGCAAACGTCAACCCTTGTGTTGATGCCACGTACTTAATCATATCAACTAAGAAAAACGCATTGCTAATTACTCTATATGCGGTGGTGGCAACCTTAGCCGCAATAATTGCACCTTTGAAAATTAAGAACCATTTAACAGTGGTGGTAATAACATTAATTATTGTACCTAAATTATCGGTTACAAATTTCAATCCTTTCTTAATTAAGTCCAGAGCCTTGCCCGCATCTTTATTAGTGGTAATCCAGTTAATAAATTTATCCTTTAAACGCTCTATCGACTTAGCGAATGTTGCTGAGTTAATCGCCGCTGATGTTTCCGCGGCACTCGTACCGGTAACACCTTTTGTAAATTCGTGAAATAATTTTGTATTGTTAAGTAATATTTGTCCCGTATTAATACCGGTTTTACCAAACGTCTTTAATAAGAAATCATTTTTTTGTTGCTCAGTTTTTAATTTACCAAGTTTGTGCGCGGCTTGGTCTAATGCGGCGTTGATTGTAAATTGCCCCTTTACATAACCTAAATTTGCCTTCTGTAAATTAATTACGGCGGCTTTTAATTCGTCCCCAGCAACAGAACCAAACTTACTTTTTTGCGCCATCGTTTGAATTAAACCAACCGACTCTTCAATTGTAATGTTTGCGCCCGCGGCAACAGCACCAAAGTTAGTGAACGCCTCGGCGGTTTGTGCAATGCTGGACGCACCAACGGCGGTACCGGCGGCAAGTACATTAATTGTTCTATCCGCTTGGTCAGCCGCAAAATTAAATTGGTTCATAATACCAACTAAACTTTCCGCACTCGGCCCAAGCTCTTCGCCGGATGCCTCAGATAAAGTTATTACCGCCTTAGTTACTTTTTGTATTGCCTCTGGTGTTTTAGCAAAGTCAGCATTTAACCCAGCAATTTTTTCAAATGAGTTTGCAACCTTAACCGATGATTTACCGGTTTCATTTGCGAGGTCATTAATTGCCGTTTTATATTTCTCAAACTCGGCGGGTGTTTTATCCGATACGATTGTTCGGAAAGATGCCACCGCGGATTCATAATCCTTTAACGCATTTACACCAAAGGTTATGCCAGCAATAATTGCACCGGTTAAAACGGCGGCACTTGCAAAAGATAAAAGTTGTTTACCAACAGAGGAAAGGGTCGGGGTTAATTTATTGAAAACTCGTTCCGCGCGCGCGATGCCACCCTCAGCTTTAGTTGCAAAATCATGAACCGCCCCAGTCATTTTTTTCATGGGTGCGCTCATTTTATCAATGGCACTAAATATGGTGGGTACTACAAACATTATTTTTTTGTTGTGTCGGGTGCTGGCGTTTTGGGTGTTGTTTCCTCTATGTCATCGTACCAAAATTCTAAACCTAACTCATCTATATTATCAATAAAAAAGCTACCCAATTCATTAGGTAGCCAATGCAAGTCGCGCACAATTGTTTTAATTATATTATTTAAACTTTCTTCGCCTAAATAATTAAACGCCGTTATGCTTACCGCTATCCTCCAATCTTCCGTATCTAAATTAGTGAGCCATTCGTCCCACTTAATTTCAATTTGCTTACCAACTGGCTTATGAAATAAGCGCCGGTAAGCTATACGAAAAAAAGCGTAATCGCCTGGGCAACGGACATATCTTCTGAGTCCAGCTTTTCAAAAAGCAATTTAGGCTTTGAAGTTAACGCCGCCATGTAAGCTATAAATCGCGCATCACCATCACCACTTGCAACACCACGTAAATGACCTTTAACGTTGGCGTATTGTAAGCGTGGTTTATATTCCAATGTTTTAATTGGGTCTTCCACGCCCTCTGGTGGGAACTTTAAAGTGTGAACAAATACGTGCGTATCTTGTGTTAGTGTTAGTACACCTTCTGATACCGCATCGATTAAAACCTCAACATACTCTTTTTGGGTTTCTCTTTTTTTAGGACTGATTTTTTTAAAATCTAACCACTGTTCAACTTCTTTTTCCGCGACTTCTCTGCTTACTTTACTCATATATCAATTTAAAATTAAAAAATTACGCTTGTATTTTCCACTCACCATCGCCAGCCATTTTCAATGCAAAGGTTGCGTTGTTCCAATTACCTTTTACATCGCCAACCGGTTTACCTTTACCACCATAAACAGAACCGTTTGAGTGAGAAATAGTAATATCGGAAAGTACTGGGTCGCCAGCTAATGCGGCGATTGAATGCAAGTTTAAATCTTGGTTGCTATCCCATGCCAGAGTTGTTTCCAAACTTGGGCGGGTGCGGTTCATTTGGTCTATCATTTGACCGGCGCCATCAATTCCATCATCAGAATCTTGTGAGCGAAAACCACCTGGGTCTAACGTACTGTCAACACCGGCTTTTGGATAAACCGTTAATGTTCCCTTTGTTGGATGATTAAAAGTGATTTCCAAAATATCACCACCAATTGCACGTCCCATAGTATTTACTTTTTAAAATTAATTTTTTGTAGCGAGAAACGGACTCGAACCGCTGACCTCCAGAGTATGAGTCTGGCGAGATACCAACTTCTCCATCTCGCAATATATTTTTTTACACGTTGCCAAAATTAAATCCCGCTTCAACTGTTGTTGAAAGTACACGGCCCACACCGGTACGCTTGTAAGGGAAGTTTGTTTCTAAACGGTCTGGGTTTACACCACTAAGGTTAACAACCAAACCAGATTTTGAAAACTGAACATCAGCAATTAATGCACGTTTACCCAAGTCGTCAAACATACCGCCTAAAACTTGCTTCCATGTTTTTGGCTTAACAACTTTACTTGCTGTAACCGTATCGTTGTCGTTTGCTAAAACGTGGTCAACAACATACGTTTGTTGTAAATTAAAGTATGTAAAGAACACATTAAAGTCAACAATTAAGTTACGCACGTAACGGTATTGAGGCGGGTTCTCACCAACCTTATGGTACGTTGTTACAAAATCTTGCACCATATATAAACCGCTAACCAGGTCAACAGTTGAACAACCTTTTTTCACAATCGCATCGCGGTTGTTGTAATCAGCCATTGAACCAATTGCATCTGGTGTTGGCATATCCGGATAAGTTTTACCCTCAACATCTAAGTGCGGGGTATCTTGTGCGGTACGCGCGCATAGTAAAGCCATGTTTGCCGCCGCTTCCATTGGCCAGCCTTTTGAGAGTGGCGCCGGTGCAACTGCAATAGTTACATCATCTTGGCGCGTATCTGTAATTGCACTTGGGTCGTCCGAAGTTGAACCAGAGATTGCAATTAATGGTTTCATTACAATTGCTGTATAACGACCACTTGGGTTTTCTGGGTCTGGCTTACCGTTAAATGCTTCTAATGCACTCATTACTGAAGGCACTAAACCATAACTGTTTATAATAAGCGTGTTCCAAATTGCACCAAATTGTGCTAATGCACCAGCAACAGATGGTGTTTGTGCACCAGCTGAAATTGTTGTAAATGCGTAGCTAATACCACAATCGTTGCCATTATCATCGATTGAAATATCTAAATCGTTTGCCGTTAACCCGCGCCATTTAGTTTCAAAACGCGCTTCGTAATCGTAATCAGCTCCAATAACCGGTGCATTTAAAACGTTGTTAACAACGTCCGCCATCTTAGCAACAATATCGCCAACGGTGTCGCCCTCAACAATAGCAACATCATACGATGCGCCATCTAAGCCAGTACGCCCAGCAATTTTTAATGTGTGTGTACCATTATCGGTTGCTGTTCCGGTTGGAACAATTTTAATAATTTTTGGTGTTGCGCCAGCGGCTTGTGCTTGTGGATAAACAACAACAGGAATGCCACCAATACCACCACCAGATTTAGGAAATAAAATACGTGAAATTATTTCAATAGGCGAACCGTAACCATAAAGGTCGCCGGCTTGCTGAGCTGATGTAATTTGTTTTGCGTTTGTATCTAATGTACCTTGATTAAGGTAATTTGCTTCGGCAAAAATAGCAACGCGCATTGGTAAATTTGCACCAACAGTTTGAAAATTTCCTTTTGCTATTTTATATCCAACAATGCGGGATATTCTTTCTGAGCCGACTGCATCTGATGCCATAATCAATATTTTAGATTAAAAATAAGTTGTGGTAAAAATAATTTAATTTAAAATAATAGTTATATATTTGTCCCCAAATTGGGGACATTTTGGAATCGATAAAGCTCGGCATAATAATACCAGATAGAGGGGATAGACCTTTGTTTTTAGAAAATTGTTTGCGCATGATTGAGGCTCAAACTTTCAAACCAACAATTATTGAATTGATAAACGAGCCGGCAAAAAATACTGATTGCGATATTACTTACCGGTACCGTACCGGTTACGATAAATTAAGGAATAAAGGCTTGGATATTATTGCCTTAATGGAAAACGATGACTTTTATGCGCCAACCTATTTAGAAACAATGGTTAAAGAATGGGTTAAACGTGGGCGCCCGCAATTACTCGGCACGGATTATACAATTTATTACCAAATTGAATTGTTTGGTTATATGACTATGCACCACATGGAACGTTCCAGCGCCATGAGTACATTAATAAAACCGGACATGGATTTTAAATGGTGTGCCGATACAGTGGCGTACACCGATATGTATTTATGGGATGAGTCTGGGTTAGTTGGGCAAGTATTTCATCCAGATAAACATATTTGTATTGGCATTAAACACAACGTTGGTTTATGCGGGGGATATGCCCATAACCCTAAAAAGTTTTACCGGTTTAATGAGCGCGACAATAACAAAGATTTTTTACGTGCGCACATGGATGAAAAGAGTTTTGAATTTTATGCAAATTATTTTAATCAAAAAACCTAAATATGAAAACAGTAATCACATTATTACACCCATCGCGCGGGCGCGCAAAAAAAGCTAAGGCAACATTAGAAAACTGGCTAAATAAAGCAAGTGGCAAACACCACATTGAACATATTTTATCATTGGATTTGGATGATAAAGCATTGCCGGATTATATAGAAGAATTTCAAGATGTTAAAGGCTCGGCGGGTATTAGTAGTAATAACACTTGTGTTGTTGAGGCAACAAATAAAGCCGCGGCACAAGCGCGGGGTCATATTTTAATTTATTTATCTGATGATTTTAATTGCCCAGAAAATTGGGACGAATTAGTTGTAAATAAATTTAAAGGGCGTATGGATGAACCGGCTTTATTAAAAGTTGTGGATTGCATACACGCATACGAAATTGGCGTGCTTACAATACCTATTATGACAAAGGCAATGTATGCCAAGCTGGGATATTTTTGGCACCCAGGGTATCGCTCAATGTTTGTTGATGAGGATTTATATTGGACGTGTGTAAATAATAATTGGTTAATTGATGGGCGCGAATTGCAATTTCCGCACGAACATTGTTGTGTTGGAAAAGCTGAGAGGGATGAAACCTATATAAGAAGTGAAGCAAATTGGGATACTGGTAAGGCGTTTTTTGCAGAAAGAAAAGCACAAAATTTTCCTCTTTAATATGAGTATTTTATTATCGATTTTAATACCAACTTTGCCAGAGCCGGACAGAGTTGAGTTTTATAAAAAATTAGTTGCGCATATAACAGAAACTTGTCCCCCAGAATATTCGGACAGGATTGAAATTATAACAGATGCGCGCCCGCGCGCGGGTAAGCCTGGTGGCGTATCAACCGGATTAAAACGCGATGCGCTTTACCAAAAAGCAAACGGCGAATATAGTTGGCCAATTGATGATGATGATTGGTTATTTCCAAATGCAATTAAAAATGTTTTTGAGGCGTGTTTAAAAGGCGCTGATGTTATTGGTATTAATGGTAAAATTACCAGTAATGGTGGTAATGAACGGTGGTGGGAAATACGCTTGGGGCATCCTTTTATAGCTCAGATAAGAGATGGCAAAGAGTATTATTTAAGGCACCCAAACCATATTACACCAATGAAAACGGCAATTGCGCGGCAAATAAGATTTCAAGACTTAACAGTGTTTGAGGATTATCATTGGTCGGTTGCATTAAAAGAATCTGGGTTATTAAAAACACAAGTAATTATTAACGAACCGGTTTATTATTACCGAGAAAGAAGCAAGCCAATATCTGTATGAGAGATTTAAAATTTACTGTAACAATGTTCGGGGTGGTGCATGAAAAAACTTGGGGTTATGATACGCCATTGGGTTTAATACACGAACATTTACATGGCATTTGCCCAACCTACCACATTTCAAATATAAAATTCGTAGACGAAAAATTAAATAAAAAACAATTAAAACCACACAATATGTATTCGCAAAACAACGAGGAACAAATTATCGCAGATTTTTTTGGTGACTTTAAAGGCGCCGTTTTAGACATTGGTGCAAACGATGGTAAAACTTATTCTAACTCTTTAAAGCTAATTGAAAATGGCTGGCGGGCATTTTTAGTTGAGCCATCACCAACATGCGGTGAAAAAATAAATACATTACACGCCGGTAATGAATTGGTAAAACTTTTACAGGTGGCAATTGGTGCCGAAACTGGCGAAGCTGTTTTCCATGAGTCGGGGCGATTAAATGTACCAGAGTTGCCAGAGGAAAATATCTCTTTAGTTTCAACTTTAATACCAAAAGAAAAAGATAGGTGGACGCCACTTAAAATGGATTGGAAAGAATATCCGGTAAAAGTTTTTAATTGGGCTGACTTCAAAAAACAATTTAATATACCCGACCATCTTGATTTTATTTCCATTGATGCTGAGGGTGTGGATATGGCAATATTAAAGCAAATTGATTTGAGTTTAGTAAAATTGTTATGTGTTGAATATAATTTAGACCAAGCCGTTAAACGTGAAATTTTAGAGTACACCGGTAAGTTTGGAATGGATAAAATTATTTATGAAACTGGTGAAAACATTATTGTTTGTCGCTCATAAAAAAATATTAATATTACCTTTATAAACTATAATGAAAAAAACTATCATATTATGCTTTGCAAATAACGTTGGGCATTATTTAAAAATGCAACAACGCTTAACGCAAAGTCTTGAAAAGGTTGGTTACGATGGCGACTTAGGAATGTTTAACCATGAGGAACATATACATCATAATTGCCCGTACCATAAATCGGACGACTTAGCTTTACATGCTAAAGGCAAAGTTGTACCGTATGCCTTTAAAGCATGGGCAATAAATGAGGCGGTAAAAAAAGGTTATGAAAATATTATCTGGATGGACTCAGCAATTTACGCCACCAAAGAAATAAACGATTTTATTTCTCACATTGAACGTTATGGTTACGCATTTTTTGACAATATTGGTTTTACAATTGGTGATTATACCAGCGATAAATGCTTAGAAAAATTTGGGTGGACGCGCGATAAAGCATTTAAGCGCCCAATGATTATGGCGTGCTTAATGGGTTTTAATACCGGTAACGCACAAGCTATGCAATTTATACAAAAGTATTTTGAGGCGGCACAAGACGGTATTAGCTATCATGGCGCATGGAATAATAACGATGGTTCGGTTAGCTCTGATATGAGAGTAAAGGGTCACCGGCACGACCAGAGCGTTGCATCAATTATCATTGATGATTTAGAATTAAATATTTTAACTGCTCAACAAACTTTTTTTGCGTACACATCGCATAAAGGAATATTAAAAATTGCTGACTCAGTGTGTATGTGGTCAGAAGGAATTTAAAAAAAATAAACTATGGGTGTTACCGCGCATGATGTCGATTTATTAGAAAGGACTTTACAATTAAAGCCTTTAATTAAAAGTGTTACCGAATTAGGTTCACAAAATTTATATGTAAACGGTGAACAAGACCCGCCATTTGCATCTGAGTGGTATAAAGCCAGAGGCTTGAAATATGCGTGTATTGATTTAGGTGGCGATAATGGTGCATGGCGTTTCGATTTATCGGAAGATATTGTTGAAAAACTAAAGAGCCAAAACACAACAATTGACCAAAATGCCGATTTAATAACCGACTTTGGTACCAGCGAACATGTTGTGCAAATGGAAAAATTTACATCGGTACCGTTTCATAATGGGTATATTAATTCTATTTATCCGGATGGGGTTAAAGATGTAAAATTAGGTTTTTATAATTGCTGGTTAAACAAACACAAATTACTAAACGCCGGCGGTGCAATGGTAAATGTAAACCCAAAAACGGGACATTGGCCTGGTCATGGTTATAGTTACTATACACAAGATTTTTATAAAGAGCTTTGTAAAATTGCTGGTTATAAAATATTGTTATTAGAGGAACACGCCGCAATGGGTAACACAACCGATGGTGTAAATGTGGTTTGTATTTTAGAGAAAGTATCTGAAAAATTTCCAACATTTGATGAGTTTTGTAAATTAGATTTCCGTACATCATGAAACTGGCGGCAATTTATAATGTATGGGATGGCGAAGAATTATTGCGTGGGTCTGTTGAGTTAATAAAAGACCACGTTGATTTATTTATTTTCGTGTGGCAAGATGTTTCAAACTTTGGCGAACATTATAATCCAATACCTAATTTAAACTTGCCAGAGGGCATTAATAAAATTTTAGTTAAATACGACCCACAATATCAATGCGGATTTCCTAATGAGTGTGCAAAAAGAAATTTAGGACTATACACTGCTAAAGAAAATAATTGCACGCATTTTTTGCATTTGGATTGCGATGAGTATTACGAAAACTTTGCAGATGCAAAACAAAAATATTTAACCACTGGCGCACATGGTTCGGTTTGTAAATTATTTACTTATTTCAAAAAACCAACGTTGCGTTTTGAAAGTGAGGACGGTTACTTTGTCCCGTTTATACATAAATTATTTCCAGATACTATTGCCGGCAAGAGGGGGCCGGTTGATTATCCTTTTCATGTTGACCCAACTCGTAAAATAAATCAACAAGATGTTGTTTTGTTAGACGTTCACATGCAACATTTTTCATGGGTGCGCTTAGATATTGAGAGAAAGGCGCGCAATTCAAGTGCAAAATATAACTTAGAAGAGGGTACAATGCTGAAAGATTATCAAAATAATGAAGTTGGCCCAGGTTTTTATGTTAAGGATTATGATAAAAAACTAATTGAGGTGCCAAACTATTTCGGTATTACCATTACTGGTTAATAATTCCATTTATAAAATTGACCCAATCTTTCCAATCTGGATTCTGTATTTTGTTTTCTTTACAGAATAACGCTACAAAAATATCTTTAATGGCAATGTTATAAACACGAACGTCCCAAAAGTGATTTTGCGCGGCTGAATTTTTTTTCTCCCAAATAATGCTGGCGCCGGTACCATCTTTGTTTTCTTTTATAACTCGGTGCTCAGCTTCCCAATGCGAATAATAATTTTTAAATTGATACTTACCTTTGGATGGTTCTGGAAAATTTAAGTAACCAGCCGGTTGAACTTTATCGGTATTCTCATCCCACTTTAATTTAATTACCGCCGCTAATTTGTCTTTAATGTGGTTATGGTTAACCAAAAACAAATTCTTTTTCTCTTGTGAAAATTTAAAACTCTTTTCATCCTTGCCTAATGGTGTATATTTTTCTTTTTTAACACCACGCAATGCAACAACTGAATAGTTACTATTATCAATATAAGGGTCGGCATACTCATTATAATGCCCCGTATCAACACCGGTTAACATTATGTGCATTGACCGGTTGGTATCTGTAACATACGTTGCCCCTAATATTTTATCCAGCTCATCCCAAACACTGTTTTGTGTAAACCGTTTATATGTCCAACGCTGGCGAAGCTCACCAACCGAATCTTCTTTTCGTTTGGTGGCGCCTGGTGTAAATGTACCAATGCTTCCATGCGTAATACTATATGGCGAACCGCTCATTGACCACGCAACAATTTCATAATCTAAACGCGCATCATCCGGCACGCCATTTAAGTCACATGCACACGTTAATAAAATTATTTTACCGTTACCATCACGCTCAGATAATTTCTCTGGAATAATTTCTATTTGGTAAGGGCGTGAATTATTATTTTGTATATCGGTTGCTTTTGGCGCCTCACCTTCTTCCTCGTATGTTTCGCCCAATACAAGATTTACAAAAGTTTTCCACTCGGCTTCATCGCGCGGTTGACCTGGTGGGCATGCAACTAAATATTGCCGCACGTAATGTGACCATTCGTACATATAAGTAGGGGCGTATAAGGACGAAATGTGATAAGAAAAATATCCTGGCTGACTCGGCTTAGCGGTTGGCTTCCAAAAACCATTTATTAAAAGCTCTTTTTTATTTTTATCATCAAATATTCCGTCACATTTTTGGCACATGTAACCAACAGAGTCTTCAATCAACTCATTATTATCATCTAATTTCCATGTAATACCACACATTTGCCCAGCGGTTTTCTCAGATTTAACCGTCCACAAAAGTGGTATTGGCTCAGAACAACACGGGCAATGTATATGGTAATACCTTTGGTCGCCTAATAAAAAAACCGGCTCAATATTTGAAGTTTGTTTTATCTCTGGTGTTGAGATATAGGCCAGTTTCATTTTTTTTGCATACGCCGCAAAACGTTGTTCTATCATGGCGCGGGTGGCGCCGGATTGTTCTGTTTTATTTTTGGCTGATTCAAAATCATCAATAAACCCATACTGTATAGAACGGTTGCGTAAAAGTTTGTGGTTGCTGGGCGTGCCGGAAACTAAAGAGCCACCAGGAAATTCCTTTTTACGGTTGGTGTCACCAGTTTTCATATTCTTTTTACGCTTGGCGGTTGATTTAATTAAATTTCTAATACCACTATTATCAATCATGGTATCGACTTTTGCGATTGCTTCCTCAACTAATTCTTCGTGCCCAACTAAAAATAAAATATTACCAGGGTTTTGTGCAATAATCCAGCCAATTGCCGCCTCAATTACCGTGGTACTAAACCCAATCTGAGCGCCTTTCATTACTGCAAT